GAGTCGTCGCGCGGGTCGCCCGAGAGCGGGCGGCGCACCACGACGCGGTCCGTCTTGTAGACCGGCGGGTAGTGCGGGAGGTCGGCGATCTTCACGTCCACGCGCACGTCCTGGGTCGAGCTCGTGGTCCGCCCCACCTCGAAGACCTGCTCGAGGTGGGGGTCCCGGTAGACGGCCCGGATCGGGGTCTGGGCCCCGCCGGCGACCTCGTAGGAGACCGAGATCTCCCCCGCTGGGTCGCGCTCCGCGAAGACGTCCAGGATCGTCTCCTGGGCGACGTCGCGCAGGTCAGACCACGACACCGCGCGGGCCCCAGGGTCAGGGGATGGCGACGACGTGGACGCCGTTCAGGCGGACGGGCGCGAGGGCGTCGGAGGCGCCCACGGCGTCGGGGACGGCGCCGATGATGAACCGGCCCGCCGCGGTGGCGTTACGGACCGTCTTCAGCGTGTCGTCCCAGTAGGCGATCTGCCCGGCCGTCATGCCCTCCGTCGCCTGGTGGGCGAGGTTGTGCATGCCTTCCGCGTTGCCGACGAAGAGCTCGCCGGCGGCGGCGGTCCCCTCGGCGACCACGAAGAGGTTCCCGATCACGTAGCCGGTGCCCGAGACGACGCCGCCCGCGGGGGCGATGAGGGTCAGGGAGTCCCCGGCCTGGCGGTAGAGCTTGGTCATCTTGTTCTTCCTCGGCCTGGCGGCCTTCTTGGTCTTGGGTGTCCCCTGAATCAGGCGGTGCCGTTGTTCTTGTACATGCCCCGGAAGTCGATCGGGGACGTGCCCACGTCCATGCGGACGCGGAACTCGACGCCGTCGCGCTCCCAGCCGATGCGGGAGTCGACCACCGGCCCCTCCTCGCCCTGGAGGAAGGCCACCTCCACCGTGTCCACGAGGTTCGGGTCGGCGAACATGTAAAACGCGGTCGCCGACGCGGCGCCGAGGCGGGGCTCGGCCATGACCGAGCGGAAGACCCCCTGGAAGGGGTTCACGTTCGCGATCTGCTGGCTCTGGATCGGCGCGACGACCTGCTGGGCGACCGTCTCGAGCTGCTCGGGGACGCGCAGGTGCACGAGGTCGAGGCTGGCGAAGAAGCCGGCCTCGCCGTCGCCCGGGGCGATCGCCTTCTGCTGGCGCGCGAGGACGCGCGTGTTGCTGAGCGCGGCCAGGGCGTTCGCGGCCGTGAAGGCGTTGCCCGCGGCGGACACCAGGTTCCCGTGGGTCGCGTGGAAGATCGCCAGGGCGTCCGCCATGACGGTGTTCCCCGTCAGGTGGGCGTAGACCAGGTCGGCGATCAGCTGGCGGGCGGACAGACCGTAGCTGCGCGGGACGCGCATGAAGGCGTCCAGGTCGTCGTTGACCATCATCTCGCGGGTCATCGCGACGATGCGCCCGTACGTCGCGAGGAGGATGGGTTCGGACTGCTCGCCGAAGGTGCCGTAGCGGTACTCGGCGCCCTCGACCTTCTTGAGCAGGCGCGGGGCCGTGCCGATCTGGACGCGCTTCGCCTGCTTGAAGTCGGGCAGCGTCCCGCGCGTGGTCCACTGCGAGTAGGTGTCGCCGGCGAGGTCGAAGGCGCTGCGCAGCGTCTTCGTGGTGATGTTCGCGAGGACGCCCGGGAAGTCGGTCGTCGAGTGCATGCCGCTCGGCGCGGCGGAGCGCTCGAGCTCGTCGTGCACGCGCGCGCGCAGGATCGCGGCGGCGCGGCGCATCGGGTCGGCCTGGTCTAGGGCCTCCCGGCGCACGCCGTGCGCGAGCTGGAGGAAGCGCTCGCCGCACTCCATGAGGCTGCGGCGGGCGAATGGGTTCCCCTGCAGGCGCCGGGCGACCTCGGCCGCGTCGCGCGAGATCAGGTCGGACCGACCCCCGCGGGCGAGGAGGGCGTCCTCCAGGTTCTGGGCGACCCGCGAGCCCTGCTCCTCGCCGACGGCCACCTGGTTCCCGCCCGAGTGGGCGGAGCGCGCCTCGTGGCGGCGGGCGACCTCCTCGAGGATCATGGTGGAGCACTCATCCGCCGGGCGGCCGCCGTCAAGCAGGCCGCGGGCGAAGTCCTCGCCGAGCTGGATCCCGGCCCGCTGCAGGCGGGCGCGGACGGCCGTCTGGCGCCGGCGCTCCAGGGCCGCGGCGTCCTCCGCGGGGGCTTGTTCCGACCGCTGGGCCGTCACGGGGGGCGCGGTCGCCGGGGTCGCCGTGGTGGTGGCCGCGGCGGCGGTGGTGGTCTCTTCTTCGAGGATCTCAGGGTCCATGGTCTCTCTCCGCAGCGGGACGGTGACGGTGGTCGGTCGGGGGTTGCCCCGGGTGCTGGATCCCGCGTCTGCCCCGACCGGCACGAGCGAGACTTCTTTCGTTTCCCAATCCACAGCCTCCAGCTGCCGCACGGCGTCGCCGGCGGCGGTGACGTCGCGGAAGGCGTAGACGGTGTAGCGCGCGGAGACGTTGCTGACTATCCCGTGCAGGAGGTCCTGGCGGAGCCCGGCGAGCTCCTCCTTCGCCGAGACCAGACACTGGACGTCGAGCGTCCTCGCGGCCCGGTCCCAGACCGGGTCGTAGATCTTGCCCAGGACGACCTCGCGGACGGACCCGAAGTCGTCGTGGTTGTCGATGAGCGGTACGCGGCCCTCGAGGAGGCGGCCGTCGCGGTGCGCGCCCGGCTCGAAGGAGAGGCGCTCGTCGAACTCCAGGTAGTCGCCCATCACGAACGCCCGGCGCCGCACGACGGCCCCGGCGTAGACGCGCAGGGTCACGACGAGCGTCCCATTCTGTTGCGCCTTGGCCGTCTCCGGCCGGAACTCGGCCCTGGCCATGACCAGGTCGGGCACCTCGATGCGTAGGTCCGAGCGCGCGGACTCGGAGGTGCCCAGGGCCGCCAGCTGGGCCTTCGCGGCGGCGAGCGTGGTGTGGCAGCCGAGGGTCCGGCCACCGTCCTTCTTCTGGACGCACCACTTCCCGTCCTTCTTCTTGATCGCGTAGGGCACGGTCGAGCCGTGAGTCTTCCTCCCAGCCCCCAGCGGCGCAAGGGCGGGGCTTCGGGCTCCCCCTACTCCTCGTCGTCCTCCTCATCGTCCTCGCCGCCGCCCCCGGCGGGCGGTTTGGCCCCGGCGCCGGCGTTCACGCCGCGCACGGTCCCCGGGTCCTCATTGGCCCCGTCGGTCGAGAGCACGAGCCCGAGCTCCCGAGCGCGCTCATTGTCGCGCGCCAACTGCTCGATAGTCCGCGCCGGGTCCCCCCCGTACGCCTGGACGACCTCGCTCCGCGACTTGAAGCCGGCCCGCACCTCGGCGACGTTCGCCATGACCTCCGTGCGCGGGTCGATCATCTCGCGCCGCGGCGGAATCCACTGCCAGTCGAGGCCCTCGTCGTCGACCAGGCCGGCGACGAAGGCCTGCTCGAGCCACCAGCGGAGCGCCGGATCGCAGAAGTGGGGGATGAGGATAAACCGCCGCCAGCGCTCGAGGTCGCGCTGGTACCCGAGCCACCCCATCCGGCCGGAGGCGAAGTTCACCTTGGAGAGATCCCCCGTGAGCCGGTCGTAGGGGAGGCCGTAGCCCCGGGCGACGGCGCGGAGCTGGACCGTCGCGTAGCGGTCGAAGCCCTCGTTCTGCGGGACCTGGGGGAAGACGATGTCCTTCCCCGGCGGCAGGAGCTCGACGGTCCCGCTCTGGAGCATGTCCATCTTTTGGCCCAGCGCGTTGGGCTGGCCGCCCGCTGGGACGCCCTCGGTGAACGAGGCGTCGGCGTCCATGTCCTTCACGAAGGCGGAGAAGCTGGTCGCCACGACCATCCGCAGGGCCTCGTTGTCCTCGTAGGCGTCGAGGTCGTGGAGGCGGAGGATCACGCTGGCCCCCCAGGGGACGCCCCGGACCTGGCCGCGTCGCTCGCGCCGGTAGACGTGCTGAACCTCGGAGGCCGGCACGAAGACGGAGTCGCTCGAGGCCGGGGCGAAGAGGTCCCCCGGGTGCGCCCGGAAGAGCCAGTATCCCTCGAGGCGCCCGAAGCCGTTGTAGACCTTTCCCTGGACGGTCCGAGCGCCGCCCCGGCCCGGGACATCAATCTCGCGGAAGGTGTCCAGGTAGTCCCCCTCGAGCGCCTGGAGCTGAAGGGGCACCTCGAGGCCGTCCCCGGGCCGGCGCAGGCGCCGGCGGACGAGGCACTCCCCCCCCTCGACCATCGCCTCGCAGACGCCCGCCTGCAGCCCGTAGAAGGTCTCCCCCCCGTCCGCGTCGCAGGCGGTAGTCTCACCCCACTCTTCCCAGAGCTCCTTGAGGCGGCGGAGCTCGGCGTCGCTCTCGTGCTGAAACTCGGGCGTGACCCCCGTGCCCACGACGTCGGAGACCAGGGCCTCCACCGCGGACTTCGCCCAGGCGTTGTTTCGGCGCAGGTCGCGCGAACGGGCCCGCAGGACGTGCAGCGAGCCCCGGGTGGCGGAGGTCGGCGAGCCGTCGATCGTGAGCCAGCCGGCCGTGCGGCGGCCCCGGTCGGCGCCCTCGTAGCGGCGCAAGGAGTCGCGGCCGCGCTCGAGCAGCTCGAGCCGCGTCCGGGCGCGCTCGCGGCGCAGCGCCCAGGTCGGGGAGATCCCGCGGATGAGGCCCTCGAGCACCGGTCAGCTCCCCCAGTCGAACGGCTCGGCGCCGCCCGCCTCAACGCCCTTCGAGTGGGCCATGACCTTCCGGTGCGGGCCGCGCCGCGCGGGGTCGAGCGCGCCGGCGATCTCGTCGCGCACGGAGCGCATGTCCTCGAGAGAGCGGTAGATCACGCGGCGCCCGTCGTCGTAGGACACGGAGAGCGCCCCGGTCGCGATCGCACGCTCGATCTTGGTCAGGTCAGCTGTGGTCCACGTCGTCGCCATCGGTCGCGGCCTCTCTGGAAGCGGTCCTCGCGCTCGGGCCCGGCCTCGGGCCGGCTCCGCGAGCTCGGCGCCTCGGGCGTCGGGGCGTCCGGGGCGAGGCCGCGGACGGCCAGCCAATGGTCGCGGGTCCAGCGGTCCATGCCAAGCACGTGGGCGACGGCGCGCGCGTAGACCCGGCAGTCGAGGGGCTCGTTCCGCTCGTAGATCCGCTCCCAGGTGACCGAGCTCCGGCCCGTCCGGTGCCTCCTGGGGACGAGCACCTCGGAGCAGAGCCCCTTGAAGTATTCCGGCCCGTACCCGGGGAAGTGGCAGAAACCCGGGGGCATCGGGTGGGATTCTTCCACCGGCCGGAGCTGCTCGAGCCAGCCGTAGAGCTCCTCCTTCGCCATCCCCACGTCCACGGGCCAGATCGCGACTCCACGCTGATGGGTCTTGCCCCGCAGCTGGACGTCGACGCGTTTCGGGACGCCCACCAGGACGTGGGTGCCGACGCGGCCGTCCAGGGCGAAGACGCGGCGCGAGCGGCCAAACTTCCGCACCCACCCGTAGACCCGCTGGGTCTTGTAGGACGTGTCGATTCCCAGCGCCCCCAGGCGGCAGGCCGGCCCGCCGTCCTCGTGCTCCCACTCCCGGGAGAGCAGGCGGTCGAGCTCCTCGAACGGGCCCGACCCGTCCGGGTCGCCCGGGCAGACCACGTACTCGACGCTCCAGGACTGGTAGTCCGGGCCCCAGGCGACGACCTCGTACTCGAGGCGGTCCGCCTGGACGTCAACCCCGCACGTCAACAAGAACCCGCCCCGCGGCACGATCCCGGTCTGGTAATGCTCGCGGCGCTCGAAGATCCGGCGCCAGTCGGGGGCGTCGCCCTTCTCCTTGTACGGCTCGCCCAGGTCCTCGTTGACCCAGACTCGCAGGGCCGCGGGCCGGCCTTTCGCGCGCAGGAACTTGGCCGCGCTGCGCCGCCAGGAGTACATGCCGAAGGGCGAGTAGAGCGCGGACAGGTGGTACCCCCGGACGCGCTCCCCGCGCGACGGGTCCTCGGGCACCCAGGTGCCGGCGGGCAGCATCTGCTCCTTCTGGTGCTCCTCGACGAGCGCGCCGCAGGACTCGCAGAGCAGGCGCACCTCGCGCCGGCCCTCCTCGAGCTCGGTGGCGACCGTGGCGGACTCCTCGTCGTCGTTGGCGTCCCAACGGAGGTTCTTCCAGAGGAGGCGCTGCGCGTACCCGCAGGCGGGGCACGGCACGTGGAAGTAGCGCCGGTCCGTCTGCAGGAATGAGCGCCAGATCCGGGAGCGGCCCTCGGTCAGCGGGGTGGAGACCTTGAAGACCTTGAAGCGGTTCCCGTACGTCTTCGTCGCGCGCTCGGCGAGCTCCACCGGGTCGCCCCCGCCCTCGAGCTCGTCGTCGTACGCGTCCACCTCGTCGAGGAACAGGTAGCGCGCGGTCAGGGAGCGCAGGTCGGCCTTGGAGTTCGCCGTGGCGAGCACGAGCATCCCGCCGGGGAAGATCTTGAGGCGCGTGGTGTTGCCGGGGTCGCGCGACTTCCGCGGGCTCACCTTCGCTCGCAGGCTCGGCGTGTCCTCGAAGAGGGCGTCGAGCGTCTGGCGGGACTTCCGCACCTGGCTCTCCCCCGACTGGCCGACCAGCATCATGGGCCCGGGGGAGTGGTCGATCACGTAGCCGATCCAGTTGTTGCCGCACTCGGTGCCCCCGACCTGGGCGCCCTTGCAGAAGACCAGCGTCTCGACGGGCGAGCTCGTCGAGAGGCAGTCCATGATCTCCCGCAGGTACGGCGTCCGCTCCGTGCGCCAGCGGCCGGGCTCGCTCGAGGTCCTGGTCGAGAGCAGGCGGTGCCGGTCGGCCCACTCGGAGACGGTGATCCTCGGCTCGGGGAGCAGCGCCCGGAGGAAGGCATCGCGCCACGCCGAGCGCGAGATCTCCTCGACCAGGGCGTGGTCCGCCGGCGCCTTCACGATCGGCCCTCGGGCGCGGGCGCGCCAGGCGGCACGGGCTGAAGTGAGACGAGGTCGCCGAGCGCGAGTATCAGCTCCTCCGTCAGCATGGCGTGCAAGCTGCCAACGCTCTCGCAGGCGTTGAGGCGCGCGGCGGCGCGGTCGGGCACCTGCAGCAGGCGGTCGCGGACGACGCGCGCGAGCGCGAAGGCCTCGCGCTGGACGCTCGAGCGGTCCACGAGCTCGCCGAGCTCGCGGCGGAGCTCGAGGCGCCGGAGCTCGACGTCGAGGAGCGTGCGCTCCGCGCTCGCGCGCGCGTGGCTCACGGCGTGGGCCGCGGCGCCGGCGCCGGGCTGCTCGCCGAAGAGGCTAGGAGTACGGGCCACCACCGGCGGCCGGCCCCCCGCCTTCTTCCTGCCGGACTCGGCGTGCGCCGGGTCGGACCAGGCCTCCCACTCGCGGTCCGCGAGCTCGACGTCGATCCGGTAGTGCCCGGCGTCGGTCTTCGTGATCGCGCGGGCGAGGCGCCCCGCCTCGATGGCCTTCATTACGGCCTGGCGGCTCACGCCCCGGTGGTCGCCGTAGAGCCGGGGCGAGAGCGTGGCCGGCGGCGCCCTCTTCTTCTTCTTGCCCACGGGCTCCGCACTCAGGTTGGGCGCACGGACCGACGGTAGCAGTCCGCACACACCATGGCCGCGCACGCGATGCCGACGGGCTGCCAGCGCCTCGAGGACGGCGCGCGGCAGAAGGCGCAGGGCGGCTGGGCCTCCGGCTCGACCGGTTCCCACGTCAGGCGCGAGAGGTCGTCCTCGGCGCTCACCGCCGCACCTCGGTGAGCTCGACCTGGTAGAGCTCCTCCACCTGGCGGCGCTTCAGCTTGTAGACCTCTGTGGCATGACCCTTCGCGTCCTCGAGGCTGACGCGGCCGTCCGCCCAGAAGACGAGGAAGTCGAGCACGTAGCGCGTGCGGCCTGGCAGGTGGAAGGGGACCTGGCGCAGGAAGAAGGGCGGGCGCAGCTGGCCGTACTCCTGGAGGAGCAGGAGCTCCCGGTAGCGCCGGGCCTCGAGCTTCGACGCGAAGAGGACGCCGTCGACGGTGCGCTCCTCGGGCCGCGAGGTGCCGTACTTGTGGCGCCGGCGCCCGCTCGCGAGCACCAGGAGCCGGGATTCCTCGGGCGTCCGCGGCGGCGGCGGGGTGCGTTTTCCTGGCGATTTTCCACTTGTTCCGAGCATGGGCCCGAGGGTACGGGGTGCAACCTGGGGCGGAAAGGCCGTGACTATTTTTCAATCGAGGTCTCGCGTCACCTG